TTTCATGTCAAGCAGGGAATTTACCATTGAATTCAATGCAGAAACAACACTTGAATCAAGTCCAAACATTCCTGCAAGCTCAAGCCCTGACGAAGTAATGCGATATACCGCATCAGTAATGCGCATAAAACTTTTTTCAATCTCCTGAACCTCTTTTTTCTGCTTGCCGTACTTTTTGGTAAGGGCGTCTATGTCTACGCCATTTACAGGGACATTTGTCGTTACGGGAGTAGTAACCTTACCGCTTCCATCCACTTTTGGTAAGGGAATCCTGCCCATCTCCAACATTGCAGCACTTACTGATTCATAGCTTTCCTTGAGCTTGGTAACGGCCGCAATCTCATCATTTAGGGCTGCAATTTCTTCAAGGCTTGTAGCGATCTGTTTCTTTTCTTGCAGGGCCGCAATCTGGTCTTGTATGTTATTTAGAATTTGCTTACTCCTAACATTAGCCTCTGCGGCGGCCTGTGCCGCTGCCTCGGCTGCTGAATTAGCAGCCTCTTCTTCCTCGGATCTCTTGATGATTAGCCCTTGTAATTTTGATTCTAACAGCTCAAGTTCTTTCAGCTCTATTTGTACTGACTGTATGATAGAATTTTTGTCATTGTTCTTTCTTTGTATCTGGCTAATCCTATTTTGTACTTCTTCAATGGTCTTATATTTATCTGCCGCCCCCTGAGCCGCATCGCTAATTTCCTTCAACTTCTTTTCTTCCGCATCTGCTGCTTTAAGTGCTTTCTCATATACCTGTTGTTTAGATGATTGAAGTCCCATAATCCCCCAGAACTTCTCCCATGCGCTCAGATGTTTACTTGATAAAATGTAATTTGTATATTCAACAACTTCTTTTAACGCGTTGGCAACGCCTTTGGTTTTTTCAATCCCAGAACCCAGCGTTTCCATCAGGTCGCTTACAGCAAGTTTAAAACCAGTCCATTTTCCTCCGGCAGTTTCTGCTGCGGCTGCGGCTGCTCCCCCGAACTTTTTCTGTACCTCAATAAGAATTAACTGCTGGGCTTCATACTGCTTACCCGCTGCCACCAGCTTTTTGACGTTTGCAATCTGCTCATTTGTAAACACCACGCCAGAGCGGCGCAACATGGATAAACCAATCTCGGGGATTTCCAACGCCTTACCCAATTGCATGACCGCACTATTCAAATCTGTCTTCATGAAAGAAGCCATATCCACAGCCGCCAGCATGGCCTGCTTGAATGTTTCTCCGGTAATGGTCTTGAATGTTGTCATGGTTGACATAGCATTCATTGCAGCATCATCTGCAACATTAAAACTACTCTGTATCTGGCTGGCGAATTTTTCAAGCTCCCGGAATTCCAGACCCAACGCCCCGTTAGTATTTTTTATCGCATTTTCCAGCTTGGCGTTGGCCGCCATCTGATCGTTGTACGCCTTTACCGCTTCTTTCCCGAACTTAATCACAGCAGCCCCAACAGCTACCCATGCGGCTTTGGCCAACATTGACATTTTTTGAGTTGCCTGGCCGAATTTTGATACCCGGTTCTCACTCTGATCCATTCCCTTGCGGAAGTCATCAGATTTTAGCCCTAATTTTACCCAGATATTTCCTAAGACACCCATTATAACTTTTTCTTCATGAACAGATTTGCAATCCGATTTAGCTCGTTGATTTCCGCTTCACTTGCAGGCTGCGGAATAGCCTTGATTTCCCTTTTGTACATCTCATCCCACGCAAGTGGCATGAATTTCTTTCTATCCTTGATCTTTGTCCCCTTTGTTGCTGTCAGCATATAGGCGTTGTGTGCCAACGTTCTTACCCTATCCCATGCTGCATACTCCCTGTCGTTGTGCGCCTTGATTAGGGCCCTGTACTCCACAAACGAAGTCCTGCACGCACTTACATCATCTCTTCCGCAGTAACCGATCAAAAAGTCCCTGATGGGCTCCCAGTCCCCGATCAGGTCTATGTCCTGCGGTTCTTCTTTTTTTTTTCGCCGTCTTCCTCCGAATTACTTTGCTTCAGGCTTTTTCCCGTAACCAACTCAAATATCACCTCCACCATCTCGCTTGCCTCCTGCTGATTGTCCGCTGCCCAAACAACAAAATCCATCAGCTTTAAATTTGGCTCCGGATATTCGGGGTTATCCATTCTCTCCACCTCGGCATAATTGAGATAAGCGCAATACATAATCCGAAGAAAGGCATCGTGTATTTCAATAGCCGTTGCCCCTGCTTCTATATTAGCTTTAATACCCTTCCTACGGGCAATAGAAAACAGGGAAGGGGTAACCAACATTCTGGCTACCTCATCCCCGATCCTGATACATTGTAGCCGGCTGTGCATTATGCCGGTACTTTTGTGGGTGCGCCACATCCCTGGAAGGAAATATCACGGGAGGATACGCTTCCATCAGCGTTACTCTCGCTGACGCTTGTTACGATAGCTTTCCCGAATATCCCGTTACTTTGTGCTCCACCACTGTTTAGTTCACCCACAAAGAGATAAACGTAAGTGCCGGCTATGATAGAGTTCAGCAATGAGATCTGACCACCGCCCGCAGTGTTATCCAGATTGAATGAGGCTGATCCACTCCATGAGCCTTTTCCAGCGAAAAAGTCATCCCAGAGGCTTGACTTGTCCGCGCCCCCGAAAGTTTCCCTGCTGATATCCAAACTGTTTGAAATTTCACCCGTTATCCAGGTGTTTGTTGCTCTTCCCTCAACGGAGAGGTAGATTTTTCTTGCTCTTCCTGATACTGCCATTGTCTTGCTATTTAATTGTTTTATTTTTTTTATACAACTGATGGTGTGCCGTCACCCTGGAATGATATGTCCCTTGAAGAAACACTCCCGTCAGCGTTGGTTTCGCTGATTGAGGTAATTATTGCCGTACCACCGATACCGTCACTCTGTGCGTCATCTTCGTCAAGCTCTCCGATAAAGAGCAACACCTTCGTTCCCACAACAAGCGAGTTGAGAAGTGTTATCTGCCCCTCATCCGCGGTGTTGTCCAAGTTGAATGAAGCACTACCGCTCCAACTTCCTTTCCCTGCGAAGAAATCATCCCATGTGGAGCTCTTGTCGCCTCCACCGAATGTTTCACGGGAAATATCCAGACTATTCGAAGTCTCTCCGGCAATCCATGTATTTGTGATTACATCGGGATCTCCGTCTACACCCTCGACAATAGTCGTTAAGTAAATTTTACGTTGTCTTCCTGATTTTGCCATTTTTTGTTCTCCTTTTTTATTGTTATTATTATTGAGGTTCCACGGTGATTTCCAGTCTTGTAATTATCCGGTATATCGTGAATGATCCTTCTTGAGGTTCTATGATCTCTGTAATGTTATCCACCACCGCGTCTATTGAACTGAATCCGCTAACAGTCAATGTCCCTATGCCTGTAATTGCCGCGTTGATCTGTTCGGAGTAACTTATTGATGTTCCATAGGATTGTGATATAACATCTATGTTACAATAAAGCATCCTGACATCATATCCCTTGTCCTGCACCTTCATCTCATTCACTTCTCCGATCTCCACCCTGGGAAAAGTGGTCGCAGAGGAAGTTACCAACCCACTTTTAACCGCGTTCACCGCTGTTACAAGTGCTGACCTCACCTTTCCTAATGCCGTTGTGTAACTACCTGCCATTGCTACCTTCCATTGAAATTGTTTACTACTTCGTTGATTGCTTTCTGCATGATCTCATCGATCCTGGATTTGTTTTCTTCATACGAAGGGGTAAGGAAAGGCTTTGCTTTCGTTCCGTTTGCTGCTATGTTTCTCGCTATTGCAAAGGCCATTGAATCAATCTCTTTTTCATTGCTGGTTATATGTTTCTTCCTTACCCATTCTTTTATAAGTTTCACCGGAGGCATCCCTCCTGCTTTTCTTCCGTATTCTACCCAGTAAGCATATTCAGCATAGAATCCCGCATCCACCGTTCCATCCACCTGGGGACGAACACTCCCGCTGTTCCTCAACATCCCGGTAGCAATACTTCCGTTGTCCTTGAGCTTTATTTTCGCTCCCGCCACAATCCTTGCCGCTGAATCCTTCAACCCATCGGAGGCCTTGGTAAGTACCCGTTCCTCAAACTTACGTTTGTTCATCTTGAACCTTCTGAAAGCTGCCTGGTCAAAATCTATATACATCCCATCGCTCATACTCCATCCTCCATATAACTGCCTATCAGGATCAGCTCACGGTTGCGGTTGTCCACATTCTCCACGCCGTTGATTATGATACTGTGATTGTTCCATACAACCTTGTGCGGAATGGTTGATACATACCTTAAACGGATCTCCACCCCAGTAACCCGGGCATCCTTGAAATACAGCTGCTTTTTATACTGCGACATCTGGGTAATCTGGGCATCGTAAGATGCTCCCTTGTCTTCACTTACCGTTTCCATCCCGTATGCATCAACAGTGGATGTTATGGTGTAGAAAACAATGGATTCGCTATACTTGCGCGCCTGTATGTTACCCGTTTTATTCAGCATCTTATCTTAAGTTGATCGGGATTCTATGGTACACTTTTTTCTGTTCTTCGGTATTGCCATCCCACATGGCCGAGCCCATCTCATGTACGTAATTCAATAACCTCTCTGTTTCGGCACTCGTTGGTAGGGTAGTATAGGTTATTACAACAGCATCTGAATCAATCTGCTCGATAAGGGTTTTTCGGTAGTCGCTCACATAATCCACATCCCAGCCACCTACCAAGTCCTTGACGGACACGATCTCATTTACTGGGCCTTGGTACAACTTGATAATCTCCCCCTCTCCCTCAAGCTCTATGGTACACGGAAGCAAGGCTACATCAGCATACTCCTGTATGCGAATGGTTGCCTGTTTAAGCACATCGGACAGCGCACCATCATTGGTGGTTGCCGTTATGTGCATATAGGACTTGAAATCAGCTAATGTGATAGCCGCATTTGTCCCTATTGCCGTATATCTTAGCTTACTCATACCTCCAGTATCC